TGCGCTCGACGGGAAAGAGCGTGTAATTATTGCGGTTGATAATGATGAGGCGGGAAACGCCTTGAAGCTTGAGCTTGCCCATAGGTTTGGCAAGGACCGCTGTTCAGTTGTTTCTTGGCCTAGCTATAATGGCAAGCAGTTGAAGGATGCCAATGAGGTTCTTTTAGCTTTTGGTCACGACATCCTAATTGATTGCATAAACGCGGCGGAGCCTTTTCCCGTCGAGGGCGTTTATTCAGTCAAGGACTACCGCCGCGAGGTGTTCGACATATACACAGGTAACATTCAAAGGCCCGTTGCTGCGGGGTTCCCAAACCTAGACGAATTTTATCAGGTCATGTCAGGGACTTTCGCTCTGGTCACGGGGATACCTAATCACGGTAAATCAAACTTTCTTGATCACATGGCGGTCAATCTTATGAAGCGGCATGACTGGAAGTTTGCGGTTTTCTCACCAGAGCATTCAACGCCAAACCATATCCGCCGACTGGCAGAGAAGATCATTGAGAAGCCTTTTGATGTTGGCCCCAATATCCGAATGTCGAAAGATGAACTGGGCAGGGCTATGGACGCCTTGGACCAGTATTTCTTTTTCATGGAGAGCGAGGACGAAATCCCTTCGATTGATTGGCTACTAGCAAAGTGCAAAAGCGCGGTCCTGAGGTTTGGTTGTCGTGGAATAATCATTGACCCTTACAACGAGATCGACGCCACGCGCAGCGGAGCGAAGAGAGAGGACGAGCATATCCGAGATCTGATCAGTAAGTGTAAATCGTTTTGCAGATCCCACAATGTCGCAATGTGGATGGTTGCCCACCCTGCCAAGATGCGGCGGGACGAAACGGGAGCCTATCCACCGCCCAGCTTGTATGATGTTAGCGGCTCGGCCCACTGGAATAATATGGCGGATGTTGGTCTGGTTGTGCATCGTGATTTTGAGGAAGGGCAGACAAGAGTGATCACCCGCAAGATCCGAGAGCAGGGGCTTTATGGCTCGATAGGCGAAGCTTTCTTTTCCTACAACCTATCAAAGCACATTTACGAGCCTGTTGCAGAAACGCCATTGCATTCCGAAAGCTATCAAAATCACTGGACGCAAGACTAGGCGCAGGGTATAGAGGGGTAGCTTACTAGGTTCTCTGGTTTGCTTCGTGGTGTTGGGGATGGGTTACGGCCTGTCCCCTTTCCTTTTGGACCACTCGGTCCCTTTGGCCCCGTTCTCTTTGGACCCTTTGGAACTGTTGCAGTTATTTTTTTGTTGACTGATGTGGGTTTTATCTGCCAGTATAATTTTTGACATGCGAGGGGTGTCTCCATTTCATCGGGTTGATATTTGGTTTTGGTCATTAAAGCCCCGCGGGCTAAACACGCGGGGCTTTTACCATTCTGCAACAGGCAAAAAAAATCCCCGCGGCTGCGCGGGGAGTAGTTGAGGCGGATATGAAGATACCCGAAACTTATCTTACCTCAGCACGGAGCTTCTGGCAAGGCTGGGGGCGCGGTATCGTTTCGAGGTATATCCAACCGTCCTAACCTTTAAGCTCTCCTTGAGCGCCCTCTCTAGGTCGCTGTGATCTAATCCGCAATCGGTGTAACCTTCATAGATCCCGTCATAGTAATACTTAGAAGGTCTGCCTATGTCGTGGCCGTTCATAACATAGGCCATGATCCAGTCCCCTGTTTCCTTGCCATCCTTAAGGATCTTCCAGTATTGCTTTCTGTAGAGGCGGGGAAAGCCCTCATAAATGTCTAGTGATTTCTCGCAAGCCTCGGTGATGTTCCATAGCATCACTTGGACCTGATCCCCCTTTGATGGGATGATGTCGGCCACGCCCTTAAACACTAGCTTATAGTCTGGTAGGACCATCGCCTTATGTATGGTTGCGGCGGGGCAACGGTAGGACATCTGATCTTTGTTGAGGTTGGAGCCATAGGCGGCGTAGTAAATATTCATCTCTGATTTCCTTTCGTGGTGGTGGTGAGCGGGGCTTACGCCGCCGCCCGTTGTGAACCTGTTGCTAGGCTAGTCACCCGCGCCGCGACATATGCCGCGACCTCGGGGCGGATGCCGCGCATCCAAGTGTCTGATGCGTTGCCCGTTAAGCTTTCGACTAATTGGGCAAAGCCCGTAGTGAATGTTGGACCCGCTTGGCGAGTGCGCCGCGCCGCCGTTGGATGACAAGCGCCTTGAGCATAGAAGCGGAACATCTCTTGACCCGATACGGTCAAAACCAATGCGCCACTAGCGTTATAGATTTTCCAATTACGGCCTGATGGCTTGCATTCAAAACCATTGGCCTCAAAGATTTCGCGGATTTCGGCAAACGCGCGAGCCGAACCTTGGCGGCGGTAGTCAACAATGTTGGTGACTGATCCGCTTGCGGTGGCGGCTGTTTGTGACGCATCGCAAAAATCGGACATAAGCAAAACCCAATTTTTGATTTTCTCAAAATCGGTGGTTCCGCTATGTTGACGAAACTCGATAGAGCCGTAGCGAGACAATGGAACAAGGTTTACCTTGCGGTAACGATTACCGCCGCCGCAACGTGACATCTCACGGATGGAACCCGTGTGACCCGCAACGTCACGGAGAAAGGACGTGTCGCGGCTGATGTTGGCGCACCAGTTCGAGTTGCGGCGGCTACGGGGCATCATGCTATCGAAACCATCTTCGAAGCGAGCATAACGCCCAACGATATTTTTGATTTGGCGTGTAGTACAATTTGACCATGATAGGTGCAAATGCAATCCACACTTGATATTGATTTTAACGTCGGGGTGAGCGTTAAGCGCGTTACAAATTTTCTCAAGTTGGGCGAGACCCGCGCCGCCTTGAAGAACGGGAGAAACAATCTCGCCACCAATCGCGTTTACATCGCGGTAGCTAATGCGTTCACTTACCGAGCTATCGGTAACGATTTTCCAATAAGAGCGAGTATTGTGGTTGTAACCTTCACGAGCAACAACAATGCCCGTTCCTTGCAATTCGCGTTGCATAGTGGTTTCAACTTGATCAAGCCACGCACCCGCGAACTCGATTTCTACTCCAAACTTTTTGTTTTCAAATCCAAACATGATCGTTTCTCCGTTGTTTGAGAGCGCCAACTCTCGTTTCCATGTACCCAATATGGGGTATCTGTTGACAAACGTCAACCCCTTACAAGAAAAAAAATAGCGTTTTGACAAAAAAAATTTATTCAGCTAGTTTTAAATTATCCCGATTTGGGGCTAAGAGGTGGAAATATGAAAGAAAATTGGCCAGCAAAAGAGATCGTTCAGCGCAATGTTGCAGAGCTTATTCCGTATGACAGGAACCCAAAGGATCATCCAGAGAGCCAAGTCGAGCAGATAGCCAACAGCATCCGTCAGTGGGGTTGGACCATGCCGATCTTGATAGATGAAGGGGGCAACGTCATTGCGGGACATGGGCGCTTGTATGCGGCGCAGAGCCTCGAAATAGAGGAAGTGCCTTGCCTTATCGCGGAAGGATGGAGTGATGAGCAGCGCCGCGCTTATGTAATTGCAGACAATAAAATTGCAGAGAATGGCAACTGGAATCTATCCACATATTTTGAGGAATTGCAGGGCTTAGAGGGTACTGGATTTGATCTTAGCTTAATGGGAATTGATGGGGATTTGTCTTTCGCAACCTATCAGCCAAACCTTGAGCCAGTCCTAAAAGCAAATGATGTCTCTGGTACAGACATTGAAAGGGCGGCGGATCGTCAAATGGGACAGATAGAGAGCTTAGTTAGGAATCAGAGCGATGATGCTAAAGATGTGATTTGCCCTCACTGCTCGCAGACGTTTTCGATATGAGAATTATTATTAGGGCAGTCGAAGAGCGCGGGGAGTTTATCGACTATCTTAGAAAGCATCTTCCAGAAGCAGAGTGGTGCTTTGATGAGAAGCGAGATGCCATGCACACCTTTATCAAGGGCATGAGAATGGCGGGAGATGACCCCTGTATTCACATGGAAGAGGACATAATCCTCACAAAGAACTTCACGCAAAAAGCTCTGGCAGTCATAACGCAAAAGCCGTTTAATCTTATTCAGTTCTTTTCTATGCGGAAGAAGGATCTAACAGAAGGATCTCGCTGGGATAATAAGTTTATGATGAACCAGTGCCATTATAACCCGCCAAGATATTCGAACCTTATTGCAGACTTCTGGGAACGTTGGCCCAAGAGGATAGCAGACCCGACTGGCTACGATCTTATGATGCAAGAGTTTCTAAGGGAGCGAAAAGAAAAGTACTGGATACACACGCCTTCCTTAGTAGATCACAGGGTGGCAAAAAGCATGATTGATCCTCGGCGGTCATCTAAACGGCAGTCATTAACCTTTGAGGACGCAGTATGAAATATCTAGTTACTGGTGGGTGCGGATATATCGGGGCTTGTATTGCCGCCGCTCTTCTTAATGACAGGCACTCGGTTGATATATTGGACTGGATGAGCAACGGATCGAACGAAACAAACTATACTCTAACCAG